GAGATTTCGATTTGTAATGCGAGAATGTGCGAAAAAGGGGATATATGATTGAGCCCTTTGTATCAATACTTTAATGGTATTCGACCATTTACTACAGTGAAATGCCAAAAACATACCCTTTTTGCTTCATAAACTATCGGAATAGTCCTTTAGCGCCTATTTATAGTTGAGTAATTTTGAAGTATACAAGTTCAATTAACCACTATGATACAACATCTACAACGACTACCAACGGAAGTGGTGGAGCGATTCCTTGAGGTACGCGACGCAAAGAAGGTAGGTATACCACCCGCGCTGGCCGAGTATATTCTTCAAGTGAATGAAGCATCCAACCTATTGCGACGTAACCCTTCTATTACTGAGTGCGCGCGTGTGCTTCAAAAGTCTTATCCTATTCTATCTATCTCGACATGTAAGGCACGTATATACGATGCTATCAACTACTTTAATGCTGATTGCTCAGTCACAAGCGAAGCATGGAATATGTTTCATGCTGATACTGCAATGAGATTAATGGAGGTTGCATTAGTAGCTCATAACTTTACTGAAGCAAGAAAGAATAATGAGGATGCATTGGCATGGAGACTGAAGGCATCGGCTAACGCTATCAACCCCGATCGTATTAAGTTCAAGCCTCAGATTGTTTCGGCCGATATGGAACTCGAACGCATGGGTATTAAGAAGAAAGGTATTCTTATTGCTTATGAACGTGGTAAGAATATAATTGCTGCTAGAGATATAAGTAGTAATGATAAGGAAAGGCTTAAAGGTGAACTAACAAGAGAACTTGGTATTGAGGATGCAGATTTTACAGTTGTAAAAGAATAGATAATATGAAAGTACGCAAATACTCACCTGACTATTTTGAAGAAAACTATTTATCTATCGCTCAGATATTAGTTAAACTTATTGATACAACATTTCTATTTGGTGAGCTTGGTCGTGGATCAGGTAAGACAACACACATACTTGCACCACGACTCGACAGAATACAATGGGATATGAAGGGTTGTGTTATAATAATGGCAGCTCCAACATATAAGACTATTCTCGATAATATTCTTCCGGGACTGATGGAATACTTCTATGAGAACTATGAGCGTGGTGTTTATTTTGAAATAGGGAAAGAACCTCCAAAACATTTTGGGAGATGTCATACTGGTATTGATAATTGGAAGCAAACTATATCTTTCTGTACTGGTACAGTTGTTCAGTTTGTTTCTGCAGACAGACCCGAATCTGCACTTGGTAAGAATGGTGCACACTTGATTTGTGATGAAATGCTTCGTATTAGAGAGGATAAGTTTACAGAACGTGTATTTCCTGCTTTGCGTTCAGATCGTTCCAAATTTGGATTGTCACATTATTATGGAGGTATTACAGGTACTTCATCAACTCCAAATTTTGAGACTGATGAAGATTGGTGGACAAAATACCAATCGGATATGAGTGATGAGCTAGTAGAGTGTATTGCTGAATTAGCTCTTGAGGTTGATATTCGTATGGCTGACTTAGTAGTTGCAGAAAACAATTTAGATATAAAAAAGCAAGAAAAGCTGAATAAATTTATTGAACGATGGAATGAAAGATTATCTGAACTTCGTTTAAATCAAACTTATTATTTACGTGCTTCTTCTTTTTCTAATGTAAAAATTCTGGGTATTGATTACATCGAAAATATGATTAAAAATATTAAGGATGTAGATCGTTTGAATACTTCAATTTTTGCAGTTAGGAAACATAAGGTGAAAGATCGGTTTTTCGGTAAATTTGGAAAGGAGCATACTTTTGATGACGGTTATACTTATGGAAATATCGATAATATTTCAATTGAAGAAAAATTTAATCATACATGCAAAAATCTGAAATATTGGGATAAGAATTTACCGCTAATCATTGGACTAGATCCGGGACCGTTTTCGAGTCTTGAAGTGGCACAGCATAACAAGAAAAAGAAAGAATTCAGGGTTATAAAGGATATGTGGGTGATTCACCCTGATCAGCATGAAGAAATGGCCGAAAAATTCGATAATTTTTTCAAGCCACAGCGAATGACCGGAAATAAGTCGATTATTTTCCATTACGACCGAGCTGCTAACCAACGCGACCCTCATTACCGTAAGTTTTATAAACCTAGTGGTGATTTGAACGATACAGATGCTCAGATGTTGAAAATTGCACTTACAAAACGAGGTTGGAACGTTACGCTGATGAGTTTAGGTCAACCGACTATCTATTATTCGCAGCATTACCGGCTTTTGAATTTGGTTTTCGGGAAAAACGAAGGAAACCGATCGGATATACTTATTGATGAAAATGAATGTGAAGCAACCATTTCGAGTATCAACCATTCACCTATAAAACGTACTGAAGGTAAAATCGAACTCGATAAAAGCTCAGAAAAATTGTTGGAATACAAAGATCAGGCATATTACTCTACACAAATATCATCAGCACTGATGTACCTGATTTGGGGTGAGTTCAGTTACTTGTTGCCCGACTCCGAACGGAAGCAAACGAAAGCAATGGGAGCGGGGAATTACTCTGCATAGTTTTGATAATGTCCTTTAAGAGCTAACGAAAGTTAGCTTTTTTTGTATATGGAATTTACCGAAAAGACAATAAGCGGTGCCGATGCTTTTATTCGGATCCGAAATCTGAAATTAGTACCAGGTGCAACGTTCGCGATCATATTTATCACATGCGATATTCAGAGAAACGAATACGGTGAAATCCGAAAGTACGATAGTTGCCGGTTACGGCCGGCGATGAAAGATGAAGGTTTGAATGTAGTATCTGATCACTACCTATATTTCGAAGATATGGAAACCGGATTAGCCCGGCAATGCTTCAAAAAACTAATTCGAAAAATTTCTTTTCCACCATCACACGAATGGTTAACTGTAAAATGGTTTTGAAATTAATTAATCAATAATATGAGCACAAAAGTTACTGAAAAGGATGTAAAAATTGAATTTACAAGTGCCAACAGAGGTATTGCAAGTTCACAATCAAACGTATTGACATTCGAGATACAAGGCGTTTCGGAGCGTGAAAATATCACTACACGCGAATTTCAAACGCTGTACAGTAAATATTCTACCGATCGTGTAACCATGCGATTGGGCGATTATACCATTCCGTTTTGGGGAGAAGGACATAACCTATATCCGCAGGAAGTGGCAGCCGTTGTTGGTGAACATAAATTGATACCAAAACTGATTGAAAAACAAGTGAAATTCCTTTTCGGAAAAGGACCGCGTTTATATCAGGAACAAGTAATTGGAGAAGGTGCTGATGCGCGCCGTGTTCGTGTTCCACTAATCGATTCAAATATTCAAAATTGGTTGGAAAGTTGGGAAGAAAAAGGATATAATCACTACTATGACTATATTAAAAGCCTTGCAACCGACTATTATTTTGTAAAAACATGCGCTTCAAAATACAATTTCAACAAAGGCCGTCGCATTGGTGCTCCAGCTGCTATTGATGCATTGAGCTATGTTGGTGCTGATGAAGCGCGACTTGCTGCTACCGGTGATTTTACCAACAAACGCATAAAATCGGATGATTGCCAGTTCGTCATTCAGGGCGATTGGTTGTATATTTCATCTCACCAATACGATGTATTCCCACGCTTCGACCCTCGTAACCCGACTAAATTCCCTACGGCAATTGCTTTCAACTCCGAAAAAACATTTACCAAATGGGTGTATGCTTTTAATGATTGGTTCAAAGGAGCTTCGGAATACATTAAATCTTCCAATCTTGCACCCAAATACACCAATTCGTACTACAAAAATGCGCTTAATGCACATGTGCATGTCATTATACCTGGTGATTGGTACACGCATCAAAAAACGATTTTACAAGAGATTTGCAATAATAACCTGATGAATGATCCTGATACGCCAATTCAAACTGAATATCGTGGTGTACGACTTGTAGATGATGCCGGAAAACCATATCGTTTCTTTGAAACAATGGTTGATGATTTGATTTCATGCGAACTTCGCCGGATCACTAGCCTGATGACTGGCGAAGGTAAAAATCAAGGTAAATTATATGCTACCACTCAGTTCGGTGAAAGTCCATGGAAGTTTGAAGAAATGCCGGGTAAGTTCAAAGAGTTTATTGATTCGATCAATAGCAACGATAAACGCTCCGACCAGGTTGTATTGGCTTCGTTGGGAATTCCGTCGGCAATCACCGGTGTAGATAAAGAGGGCGTTATTTCGCTTGCCGGTGCTGATGTGTATTACAACTACCTGCTGTATGTGTCAACGCTCACATGGGATGAATTCTTTGTGCTTAAAGAACTCAATCGGGCAATGTATATCAACTTTCCGTATGCCAAAACAAAAGGCATTAAAATAGGCCTATGGATTGATATTCCGGCCAAACAACAGGAAACTACACCAAATGATCGATTGACGAATACAGCTACTGCAGATCCAGCGGTGAAATAATAATCAGTAAAGACGCACAGCCGTGCGTCTATACATAAAAACATACGACTATGCCACTAAAAATACCATTCACCCGCGCCAATTTTGCGACTGAGATGAAACCGAAACTTTCGGGTGCCAACGTCACACTCAGTTATGACAACCTCGAAAGCCCGATGACAAAAGCCGGTGCCGATATCGCCGATTTGATTGGACAATCGCTATACGACAAACTATGCGACGGTACAGCTGCCAAAACGGAAGCTATACCAGCTATACCAGCCGATGGTGATACGGCGGAAGTTCCTGCAGTAGTAGAAAATTTGGAAGTGGAATTAAACGCGTTGGCAAAAGACTATTTGCAGTTTGCAGTTATCAATTTTGCAGTTTATAAACATACTATTTTCATTATTGCTCGTATAGGGAACGATGGGTTAACTCAAAAAAAGAACGATGATGAAATACCATTGTACAAGTATCAGAAAGAAAATTTGGATAATGAATTGATCAATGACGGTTGGTATTGGATGAATCGGTTGATTAAATTGATGAACGATAATGCCGCTAAATTTTCCGAATGGAAAGATTCCGACCAACGCAAAGAACTCAACGAAATACCGGTAAAAGTTGCCGATTTCAAAAAGTGGATAGGAGTCTCAGACGAATATTTCATGCTCAATGCTGCCGGACTGATCCGCGAAGTATGGACCGAATGCGTTGCCAGTCGTAACCAAAAAGAAAAAACGCCCGAAATTGCACGCGCCGTATGCTACGAAGTCATTGCCCGCGCCTGTATAGTACTTTCTTACTATAATTTGCCAGAACCAATCCGTAGGGATATAAACAATGAGTTGAGTAAGGATCATGCATCGCAATCTGATAACTATATACGTGAAAAAGTAAGTACAAGATATCAAGCCAAAGCCGATGCGTACTGGCGTGCATTGGATACAGACATTGCCAACAAAGCCACTGAAGCAAATTCCGGGAGAGCATCCACACAAGTGTACAAATTACGGGGTGTGTGCGAGAGTGATTCGTTTGGATATTAAACTATAAACTAACCAATAAAACAAACTATTATGACATGTATTGTAGGATTTTTGGACAAAGAAAATGATGTAGTAATTATGGGTGCTGATTCTGCAGGGGTAGCAGGATCACTTATTATGGCGCGTAAAGACACAAAACTTTTCAAAAATGGTGATTTTGTTATTGGATGTACTTCTTCGTTTAGAATGATTCAATTGCTTCGATTTTCATTCAAACCACCGGTGATAAATGACAAAGATATTTATGAGTATATGTGTACTGATTTTATCAATGAAGTTCGTAAATGCTTTACTGATGGTGGATATATTCAAAAACAGAAAGATGGTGATGAAAAAGGTGGAACTTTTCTTGTTGCCTATAAAAACAGACTTTTTCAGATTGATGAAGATTTTCAAGTGGGTGAAAATATCGACGGTTTTGCATCTGTAGGATGTGGTGTTGAATATGCATTAGGAGCAATGTATTCAACTGATGTGAATGAGGTTTCTCCCGAAAAAATAGTACTTAGAGCTTTAAAAGCTGCAGAGCATTTTTCCACCGGAGTCTGTCGTCCATTCATTTTTGAAAATACACAGCAATGAAAACCATCAAACTTAAACGTACCACTATCAACCTTCCCGAATGCTGGGAAGATTTGAAAGGCGACCAGGTTGTATTTGCATTTCACGAATTGGCGCGACTGCTATCGCTCGAAATAACCCCATTCCAATTTCAGTTGAATATGCTGATAAAAATTACCGGGTATAAATCGGCTAAGTCAAGCGGGTTCTGGTTTCGGACAAAGTGGTTTATTAGCTTATTATGGCTAATGCTATTCAAAAAGAAAAAAGCGAAAGAAATTCTTCAGCACCGTGCCGATACGCAGGAAATTATCGAGTTTAATCTGATTCAGTTGGCTGAACATATCACTTTTGCTTTTACGCTTCAGGATAATAAGATCGTGCCTAAGTACGATTTTAAACGCAATCCTTTCGATAGCAGTGCACCGGTTTATTTCAACCGTGATGTTACTGTAGAGACGAATATAACGGCTAAACAGTACGTCGACTGCATGGACTTACTGCAGGCATACAATCAAACCGATAAAGACTATGTGCGAATTATTTGCTTGCGTAAAATAATGGAAACGTTGTACGGTTTCAATACCCGCGCTATTCTGCGTCTGCCTGCAGAGATTCCGTTCGGTGTGATGTTTTGGTTTACCGGTATCGTGAAGTTCTTCCGTGAACATCCGGTATACAGTGTTTTGTACGATCGCGCTGAAGGCGAAGAACCCGACGAAAGTAAAATAAACCTGGGCATGAGTGAAACATTGCTTTTCCTCGAAAAAGAAGGGTATTCGTTTGTTCAGGATAAAAATGTGATCGAGTTTTACGACGCGCAGGTAAAAGCCCTTAAAGACTCTGTAAACAACGCGCTAGGTTCAGGTATCACGAAAGATGAACTGGCTAAACGCACCGGATTAAGTATTAAAAACATAAATCGCCTATCTAATGACTAATCAGGACTATATCATTAGCATTTATCGCTATTACTCCAAATTCGTTCCTAAGTCTGTTTTGCAGGACCTATTCGCATTACCGGATCAAACCCGCAATTCCGGTTACTCCGAAATAGCAGCCGAAATAATGGCGCAACCTGATACGGACATAGTTCCGGAGATTGGTACATTTATCGTTAGCTCCAACGATAAATTTGTAAAAGACACGGTGAAAAATTCCAAAGGAATAGTACTTTTTGTGGAGTACGGCCAGTTTTCGTTTAACCCTACTACTACCGGTGGAGTGACTGAAAAAATAGGAATTACCGTTGCCCGCGAATACAACGTTGCTAACAACGATAACCTGAACGAAGCCCTGCTAATGAACGAATGCAACAATGTGCTCAACGGCATATTGATGAAGATGCGCGCTGATCAGGAAGAACTCGAAGCATGTGGACTGATGAAACTGATTACTTTCCCGGCTGATATTTATCCGGTAGATCCTGTTACATTCAACGACCGAAGCGGATGGACTGCATTGTTTAACGATGAAAAAAATGTACTGTAATGACCCTAGCCGACAAACAACAAGAATTCATTTCCCTATTCAATGACCTGGGCGAATGGAACGATAAGTTCGATTACCTGATCCATTTATCGGACGAACTACAAGCCATGCCGGAACACATGGTGGTACCTGAAAATAAAATACAAGGTTGCACAAGCCAAACCTATTTCTGCTGTACGTACCTTAACGACGTAGCACATATCTACGGACAAAGCAATGCAGCAATACCCAGTGGAATAATAACCGTAGTAAAAGAGCTGTTTCAAGGCGCTACACGCACCGAAATACAGCAGGCCGTTATCAACTTCCATACCGAAACCAAACTACTCGCACACCTCACACCGGCACGCGCCGGAGCGCTGGAGCAAATGATACTTCGACTGTCATAGTTTTTATTTATTGGTTAATAGTAAGGTAAAACGTCTCGGGCTGTGAAGTTCGGGCGTTTTTTTTATTATTCCTTAAAAATATATATCTTTACAGTCATTATTAATCAATCAAAAATTATCAAGTATGAAAAAAGTTATTGTTTTGGCGATTATTCTTTTAAGCTTATATTCTTGTACAAGACAAAATACAGCTGAAAAAGCGGTAAAAGAGTATCTTAAAAATAATTTAGATGATTTTAAAAGCTATGACCCTGTTGAATTTGGAAAATTGATTCCTAATACAATTAGATTTGATGACTCCAAAATTGGAAAACCGATTAGTGATAAATATTTTGAATATAAACGTAGTAAACAATCATGGGAGTATTTAAAAGAGCAAGGTGATCCAGAAAAACTATTTATACCTGGACAAATAGATGACAGCTTAAAATTTTACAATAATAAGGTAAATGAATACAAACCAATTTACGATAAAGCATCTAAAAATTATAAAGAAATTACTGATGGATATGTAATTTATCATAAATTTAGATCTGCACAAAAAGATGGTAATATAGAAATTAAATCTTATGTTTTTTATATGGATGATGAACTTAAAGTTCTGAAAATGGAATAATTAAAAATATAATTGTCGTTTGAAATAAATTAAATAAGTGATAGATTTGCAAAGTATTATAAAAACATACTGTTATTATGAAAATAGACGAAGAATTGCAAGCTGCCATTGATGAATCAGTAGCAGCAGCTGTGAAATCAACAAAAGAAAAAGAAAATCCATTTGATACCACCAATAAATCATCATTGGATATCCTTTTCGAATGTGGTAGACATGGATTAGATCCAATGCAGGCCATTAGAATTCTTCGCGGACATATACCACCTTATCTACTCGAAGAAACTGCTGAAGCTATTGCTAATCCCAATTCACCCGAAATGCAAAGCTACAACGATGGTATAGCAAGTGGAGAAGCCGAAATGACTGCTGTACTAAGAAGTAATGCTATAGACGGTAAAAAAGATGCATATAAAAGCATGAATACTGAGGAACGTAAACGCGTAATCAATGACGTTATTCGCAAAAACTTTGGAATAGGAGAAAACTAAACCTATAAGTTGATTATTCATAAAAAAGCCCCTGACAAATCATGTCAGGGGCTTTTTTCATCTCCACATTTTCAACTGTCAACTCTCCACTATCAACTAATTCTGTCCTTTATACGCTAACCGTCCCGCCATATCTTTACATTGAACAAAAGAATAACCGCGTATGATATCGGACGAAATAATCAAAGACAAGTTTGCTACGGATACGCTCCGAAAGGGAGTGAATAAAATATTCGATATCCAAAGCGATGTGGCGCACCAGGTAATGAAAGAACGTACCGGTACGCTGTTCGCAAAACTGAACGAACGAAGTTTTGGTATCACAGGCGCAAGCCAAAAGTTCAGCGTTTCTGTTCGCATATTAAAATACCTACGCTTTAATGATATTAGAAATAATTGGGTATTACGCGGTAAACTTCACCTGTATAACCGTGCCGTTTGGGGCGTTCTGTACGGCGAAACATTACCTGCACTTCGCTACGGTATGACCGACGAAATACGCGCCATTATACGCAAACAACTGGAAGATGCCGGACAACAATTAGAAATAAAATTTGAAATGTAGCACCTCTGTAGAGACGTACCGCTGTGCGTCTCTACTATAACCACAATACAATACTACCGC